CGCTGTTGCTTTTGCTCCTGCTGCTGCCCTAGCCGGCCCCTACGTCAACGTCGAAGCTAATGCTGGTTGGGTTGGAGATGACTACACTTCTACCACCACAGATATCCACGTTGGCTATGAAGGTGAAGTTGGAACAGCTTCCTACTACGTTCAAGCAGGCCCTGCTGTTGTCGCCGTGGATGGCGTTGACACTGAGACTCAGTTCTCTGGTAAGGCAGGACTTGGACTCCCCGTCTCCGATGTACTCGGAGTATATGGTGAGGTTTCCTTCCTGA